TTAACAGTTTTACGTTCGATGAATATTCCCTGTTCCTCTAACTCATTACTAATCTGTCTCCAAATTGGTAACCGTTCATTCTGTGCATACTCCTTTAATTCTTTTAGGAATGTATACTTCAAAATCATCTCACCAGCTTCCTCGGTTAAATTATCATCGATAAATGCTGCAACAATTGAGGACTTCCTCTTCCAGAAATTTCTTATGTCAGTAGTACCCTGGTTGTGTGTGAAATTATTATTCTCGAATAACCTTTTCAAACCAATCAACGACCAATTCAAAATACTATTCATTTCCTTGTCAGTAGTTAAAGATTTTACAATGTTAATATCCCTTAACTTTTGATTAGGATTAATTGGTTTGTCAACAAACTCGAAAGGAAATCGTATAATCATCCAACGCCTCATAAATCCCTCAGAAGTATCCTTAGTTTTAGGAACGTTATTACAACCAAAAATCATCTTAGCATAATTTCTAAACTTCACAGGCTCCTTAAACTTTCTATCAATGTCTAAAGGGTCTTCACCCGTTGCAGCCTTAAAACGGTTTGTAAGTTCAAGAGTTTTATTAGGTAAGTCAGCGTCAATGTTTGCAAGTTTATTCATTAAGTTGTGTAACATAAACTTCTCGGTCTCCAGAGATTGAAGAGTCAAATTTGAAACATTATATTTTCCTAACATAGTTTCCAAGATTCTACATAAAACAGATTTACCGTTAGAACCGTTACCCTCCAGTAAGAACGCTTTCTGCCATTTGTAGTCACGATAAAGGCAATAACCAAACATCTCTTGAATAGCATCACGGTCAGATTGTGTTGAAAGTATTTCATTTAGAAACTTCATAAAAGTTTTTGGCAACCCAACAGTTGGGTCAAATGAAACAGGCAGTTTATTGAAAAAGAAATAGTTCGGAGAGAATATCTCCAGAGATTGTGTATCAGTATTTAATATTCCATTCATTACAGGAATCTTAGCAGGATAAGTAGTTCGAAAAAAGTCATCATATTCAATCCAAGTCTTCTTCATGATTAAATCGATTACACGATTGTCAAATTGTTGATTAGAAAGAGCCCCAATGTTTTCATAGATGAAAGTTCTTATGTAGGTTTTTCCATTAGGAACGTAAATTCCCTTATCGTAAATCCAAACCTCAGGAGATATATCAGACCTAACGGTTTTAACATTGTAAAGTTTAATGAATTCATTGGCCATCATTTCAAATGCCTTGTTCTTGTCCTTTTGCTTCTTACTAGCCAAAGCAGTTATAACCTGAGCCTTTAGTTCTGTTATTAATCCGATTTTCTTCATCAAGTCAAACTTTGCTTTTATGAAGTTATCATCACCGTTTAGATATTGTTGAAGAGATATGACATCTCCACCCCTTCCACAGTGGAAACAGTGGAAAACCTTGTTATCTGTGATGTGGAAGCAAGAATTGGACTCAGATGTATGGAAGGGACACCCAGTATGGCCACTAGGAGACTCCTGGTAGAGTTTTAACAGTTTTTTGGGTAATAGGTCAGATATTTTAACTTTGCTCTTTATGGCGGCTGTCTGGGGGTCTGAGAGCTCTAGGAGTTCATCTGATATTGAGTGGTTTTTTATTTTAGATTCCTTTTCAATGATATGTATTCCAATGTCTGTGTTTAGAAGTAGATTTCTCAGATAATCGTAAGGAACTTTGACAATTGGAACATCTTTAACGATTTCATATCTTCTACCATCTATCATTTTTGAGTTAGGACCAACTACCTGAGTTCCAGAACCTTGAACATCTCCAATTCGGTCACCTTTTACATTGTCTAGTTTGTAGCCTCTTGGTTGACCTGGATAACTTGGGTTTTCGGGAAATGGTTGGTCAGGGTCAATTTGGAAGTAGAAATGGTACAATCCTTTTCCCGCTGTCTTAACTGTGAAAGTGTTTGATAGCATTGAATTTTGAAGAATTACATCTTGAAGCTCTTTTCTATCACAATCTACAACAATTAGATTTGACTGTCCACACATTACTCCATAAGATTTATCACCGTTCAAACGTTGAGTTTGCTCAGAGTGTGAGAAGTGATTCTTAGTCCAAGCGTTCCCATATGGGTGTTTTTGTTTAGTAGGATTGTCCTGATGTAGATTGATAAAGCGTAATTCGTCTAGATTTGATGGGATTTCTATACACATTTTGAGAATTTCACCTTTTTATCACACACTTTTAGAGCCATAATTGATATTACAACCACTTATATTTAAATATTTATATTAATTTTGTAGTGAAATTGGGTGTTTTAGTCAAAATATGGACAGAAATGACCGGTATCCCGTAGTTTTCAACCCTTAAGAGAATTTTTTAAGTCTCTCGCGTATAGTATAGAATACCTTGGATAACGGTCATAACTGTCCACTTGCTTCAGAAACTCTTATAAAGAATATTATTATTATTATCGTATGACAGGTGATGAAATAACTCAAGACTACTCTGAGAAGACTAAAAAAATGCATCCTAATTCATTAAAAAACCTTAAAATACTTAGTACCAGGGGAGAGGTAGAACAAAGAAAGATACGTAGTGATGGTGGTAAGGCATTAAAAGATAATCCAAACGCAAAAATTGCTGCAAGACTCAGAGAGATGCGTAAGAAAGGTTTGAACAATGAGGGAGAGGCAATGATTTTTAGAATGATGACTGATTATAATATGTCTGAAATGTATATTCTTGAATATATTCAAAAGATGATTAAAGAATCACATGAAATAAAAGATATGAATATAGCAGTTCAAAGGGCTTTAGATTGGCATGCTAAAAAACACGGAACAAAAGAAAATGATTCAAAACATTTAATTTCTGCCATAGTTTTAACAGATAAAGAAAAAGAGGATTTAGTTATAAGATTATCAAATGATTAAACATGAAACAGTTCATAAGAGGAAAATATAAACCCAGGGCTTTCCTAAGAAAACCTTGTAAACGATGTGATAAAATGTACATGCCAACAAGTAAAAAACAAAAAATATGTTTAGACTGTAATAAAAACGAAAACGGTGAAGTAGTAGAAGGAAGAGGCTACCGTAAAAAATCATACTCTTGACGCAAAATCAAGATGTTGGGTGGGGGTTTTTTCAACACAATCTTTTTCCCTCACTCATCATATTCATCAAGACCAAAAACCCTAGTGGAAACGAAGGGTAAAATCGTGAGGTCTATTGTATCAATCAACTCCTGATATATGGAGGATAAGATTTTGTGTATGCGAATTCACAACATTCTGGTTGATATAGATGATAAAAAGGGGTAACCGTATTACCTCATCTTTATCCCATAGAGATGAGGTAATCATATTAAAATGATAAGAACAAAGAGACAAATTAAAAATATAATAAATAATGGTAATGATGAAGAAATAAAAAACGCATTACAATATGTTTTTTCCTTTAAAGAAAATATAAGTTTATTTGGTGAAGTGTTTTTTCCAAATACTTGTACAAATAAATCTCCATCATTCCATAAACACATTTATGAGGAAATGTTTAAAACAGGTGATGGTGCTCTAGCTGCTCCAAGAGGTCATGCTAAATCATCGGTAGTAGGAATAATCTTTTTAATCTATTCTATAGTTAATGAGTTAGAAAAGTACATAGTTTATGTATCACAAAATCATTCTAAAACAGTTCAGTTTCTTGACCCGATAAGAAATGAGTTCAAAGAGAATAAACTATTAAGATCTGTGTATGGTGATTTAACTCCATCAAAAGCTAGAGATGACGACGGTAAAGACCGTGAAGACTGTTTTGATTTGAAGGGGTGCAGAGTGGAAGCAGCGTCGTTCGAAAAGAATATAAGAGGTTTTAAACATAGAAACATTAGACCAACTTTAATCATTGGTGATGATATTGAATCTGATGAGAGAGTGCTTAATCCAGACTTAAGGATTAAAGATTCAAACAAGTTAAATAAAATTATTATTCCATCATTAGATATTAATGGACGGTTCAAAATGATTGGAACATTATTACATTACGATTCATTGCTAGCCAAAAAGTTAAAACTGTATAATGGTAAAACATTCTCTGCATGTGATCCTGAATTAAATAATATTCTATGGCCTGAACGTTTTACTAAGGATAAATTATTAGCAATAAAAAGGTCAATAGGGTCAATACCGTTCCAACAAGAGTATCTGAATAATCCTATTGACACAACATCTTCAATAATTAAACGTGAATGGGTTGAAGAAGCATTCGATGAAACTATTTCATTTGATAATACAGCTAAGGGTGGATACTCAATGAAAACACTTGGAGTAGATTTTGCATTCTCAGATAGAGTAACAGCAGACAGTTCAGCCTTTGTAGGATTAGGAGAAGATAATGGAAGTTATTATGTTACAAACTGTGAAAGTGAAAAGGGTCTATCTGTGAATGAACAAATGTCTTTGATAAAAGATATATTATATGAAAGACATAAGTATGACCAAATTGGTTTAGAAGAGAATTCAATTAAAGCAATCAGTAAAGACATTCAACAATGGGGTTTACCTATAACATTATTCTGGACTTCAGCATCTGATCCTGCAGCGAGAAGGAAACCTGATTACGATTGGAGTGATAAACGTCATACCGTCGGTAAGATTAATCTTATTATGAGATTGGCTACAGCATTTGAAAATGGTAGAATAGTTATTCCATATAAAACAGAAAAAGACAAAATAATTGGCAATAGAATATTATCTGAATGTATATCTTTTGCATTGTCAGATGGTAAACTTGTTGAGGCTGGTGTGCATCCAGACATTCCAATTGCTCTTGGATATGCTTTAGAATTAATGACTATTAACACTGGGGGAATGTTGTTTATTTAAAATGAAATTACCCGAGGAAGCTACAGAGAAATATTTACAATGTCCATACTGTACACAACATGAATCTAAACACGGTGTAAGGGTTCCGAATACCGTTGGAAGATTTAGAGTAAAGATTATATATGATAGTATTTTGATTTTCACATGTCGGAGGTGTAATCGTAATTTTAGAATGGAAGCAGATTCAAATATTATATTATGGCATACAATGAGTGATAAGGAAAGGAAAAAATTTCGAACTGTACATTATACAAAATGCAAAGGAGGACAAAAAACAAAATGACAAAAACATTTAAAATTGTAAAAGGAAATCTTCAGGTAACTGTTGATGCTAGTGATACTGTATTTATTCCTAATGGTGATAAGAGGGAAGAAGTTGGTTCGTTTACACAAAAGACTGTTCAGACAATTAAGAAAGATAAAATTAAAATATTAAAATCTTTCATAGTTAATGAAAAGACTAATGCACGTAAACAAATCAAACAATTGGAAGAACAGTATGATAAGGTTAAAGATTTACAAGATATTGATGATAAACTAATGAAACATGCAACTGATGCAATTCAAAAAGGTTCAAAGGCTTTCAAACTTCAAATGCAAGCACTGAACAAGAGAATTATTGATTTGACTAATAAGAAACAGATGAAATTACAATTAGATTATCTTAAAAAACAATCAAAAGAAGTAAATTCTGACCTAAAAGCATTAAACACTGTTCTGAAATAAGTTTGATGGTTTTATAAATATATTTTTTTTCTTTTTTATGTCTTATATTTAAAATGGGTATGTTTGATTATTTTAAGAGGTCGGGAACACCGGTTGAAGTTAAAGCCTTAGATAATTCTAAAGACAATTCTGGGGTTGATATTGAAACAAAGAACTCTGACATCTTCAAAGCATACATACCTAATTTTCTTTACAAACCACCATATGGAATGCCGAGACAAGATAATACCCCACAGCAAAAGATGTTGGCTAAAAACCCATATGTTTTTTCTGTGATAAAGACCTTATGTGATGAAGCAACTTCAAATGGTTGGGAAGTAAAAGTAAAAGACGGATTTCAAGACGACGGAGTTGATTATACCGATAAGATTAAAGATATTACTAAATTTCTACGAAACCCAAACGGTAATGAGGAATCTTTAAAACACCTATTAAGACAAATAATCACGGACTTATTGGAAACCGATTCCGCCGTTCTTGTTAAAGTTTTCGACCATAAGAAAAAGATGACTCAAATGTTTTCAAGAGATGGTTCATTATTTTTAAAGAACCCAGACATTTATGGATACATTGGAAACCGTGCAGACTTTGTACTACCTTTACCTGATGGATTTACAGGAGTTAATATTGACTTTGGTGGAACACCAACGGTGTCTCAACAACAAATAATGAAAACATATTCTTTATTGTATAAAGAAGATGCTGCTTATTTCCAATACGGATGGACAGCAGGTTCAATGCCAATACCATTCGGAAAGAGAGAAATAATCTACATGATGCAAATGCCTCGTTCAGATTCAATTTATGGAACTTCTCCAACTGGTAGACTTTTAGAAATTATCATGAACTTAATTTATGGTGCAGATTTCAATTTAGATTTCTATATTAACAACAATATGCCTGATGGAGCAATATCATTAATCGGTGCAACCAATGATGTTCTAAAAAACTTTAAAGAAAACTTTGTATCTAAATTTACATTCAAGGATAAGTTTGGAAACAATAGAAAGAAGTTTAACAAGATGCCTGTTTCAACTAGTGAAATAAAGTTCACACCTTTTTCCTTCACAGCTAAGGATATGGAAGTTATGGCACAACAAAAATGGTTTACTAAAGTAATGTGGATGTGTTACGGAGTTAATGCAGAAGAAATGGGTTTCACCGAAGATAGTAATAAATCAACAAGTGAAGTACAAATAAAAGCATTCAAACGTAAAGCAATCAAACCTATCTTAGATGTTATATCATACCACTTTAATACACAATTATTAACTGAATTCTTTGATAACGCAGACCCAGCAGATGTGCCTCTTGAATTTGTATTCGACGAATATGATGTTCAAGAAGATACTGCAAAGCACACATTGTTGGAACAGCAAATACGGATGGGAATTAAAACCCCTATGATGGTTGCAGAAGAATTAGGTATTGACACTGTTGAATTAGAAAAGGGTATGGTTGAGAAAGAAGAAAAGGAAATGGCAATGATTGACAAACAGAACGGGTTTAAGGAAGAAGGTAATGATAATTTTAACAAGAAAGAGGATAAACCAAAGAAGAAGGAACCAGAAGAGAAAGCGGAGTCTAATCCATTAGGAGAAATAGAAAAGTATATTGATACAATAGGCGAGGATATAGAAATAGCGGTAGGTAACCTTAATGAAAACGAGCTTCGAGTATAAAGGTTTGATTGAAACCATTATCAATAAATTTTTAGATATTATGTCTATAAGACCGTTTCAACCTAAAGTTAATGATTTTTTAAGAAAACAGTTTATAGGCTCGATGGAAAAGGTTGAGAATGAAGTTAATCCTAATATTAACTTTGAAGCTAGTAATAAAGATATAAATTTCCTAAATGAATATGTTTTTCAAAACTTACAATCCCATGCGGATGAAGTTGGTAATCAGTTAAGACAGGAATTACAGAGAGGAATTATGAATAAAGAAACACCACAACAATTGAAGAAAAGAGTAAAAGAAGTATTTGACGATTCAAAATATTCAAACAGATTAAAAACAGTTATGAGGACGGAGAAGTTAAGAGCAAACAATGCTGGTGCTTTTTCTGGAGCTGAACAGGCCCAAGCAGCTGGAATAGTTTTAAAGAAATATTTACATATAACTTTAGACGATAAAACATCTAATATTTGTAAACATGAACATAGAAAATATGGAACAAAGGAAGAGGCAATTCCTTTAGATAAAGAATTTGAAGTTACTGTAGACAATAAAACATACACGACATTATATCCGCCTTTTCATCCCAACTGTAGAACAATTATAAGATTTGTAAGGGAGGACAACTAAGATGGCAGCACAATACCAAGATTTAAACTTTGATGAAGGAGATGATTTTCCATACAACTTAACATTAGTTGATGGTAGTTCAGACCCCATTGATTTAACAGGTTATACTTTTTATATGACATTGAAGAAGGATAAAAGCGATTCAGATGCACAATCTATTTATAAAAAAACAATTACATCGATTCCGAGTCCAACATTGGGAGTGGTATCAATAACAATCGATAGAGCAGACACTTTAAACATTACACCTGGAATTTATCCATATGATATAAAATTTAAAACAGCGGGGGGAGATGTTCGAACTGTTCTAAGAGGAAATTATAATTTAGTACAAGGAGTAACTGATTCAGTAGCATAAAAATGACAGAAATAACTGCAACAATTGAAGACGCACAACCTATTACGGTGACTTTTGAAGGCGGAGCAGGGTCGGGAACATCTGATTTTATAGCATTAACAGATACACCATCCACTTATACTGGACAAGCTGGGAAATTTCCTCAGGTTAATTCTGGTGAAACAGCTTTAGAATTTTCAGCAGCTGTAGGAATTACAACATTTTTAGGATTGACAGACACACCTTCGACATATTCTGGACAAGCTGGTAAAGTAGCAACAGTTAATTCTGGTGAAACAGCTTTAGAATTTTCATCAGCTGGTTCTAGTAGTCCTTTGACAACTAAAGGGGATGTTTATACTTACACAACTGTTGACGCTAGATTAGCAGTTGGAACAGATGGACAGGCATTATTAGCTGCTAGTGGTGAAACTACAGGTTTATTATGGACTTCTTTAGCTGCTTCAAATATTTCAGATTTTGATACTGAGGTTTCAAATAATAGTAGCGTTACAACAAACTCATCGTTCACAGCAACACCTTCGACGGTTATTACAGCTGGAACAGGATTAAGTTGGACAGGTAACACAATAAATAGTGTTTGGACAGTTGACACTAATGGAATAACTTATGGTGGTAATGTTGGAATTAATGGAGCTTCAGATGCAACAGCTGAATTATACGTTAATGGTGGAATGTTACAAGCAATTGGAGACCAACACCATTGGGGAACTGTATCTTCATCTGGTCACAGAGTTGGTGGTAATGCTTCAGATAATTTAGAATTAGCTTGTAAAACTGGAACAGCTGTATATATTACAGCAGGTTCATCGGCTGTTGCAACATTCACGGCTAGTCAAGTAGCTTTTATACCTATAGGTTCATTTTTACAAGGACTTGGATTACAGGGTGGAGATTTTACAATTTCATCAGGTGTTGCATATGTTAAAGAACAAGCTTCAGCATCAAGTGACATTCCTGGGCATGGACAGCTCTGGGTAAAAACAGCTACACCAAACCAATTATGGTTTACTGATGATGGTGGTAATGATTTTCAATTAGGAGCAGGAGAACCAAACCCTTTAACAACTAAGGGAGACATTTTTACTTATACAACTGTTGATGCTAGATTAGGAGTTGGTGCTAATGGAGAAGTTTTGGGTGCAAACAGTGCAACAGCAACGGGGTTAGAATGGGTAACTGCTGGAACTGGAAACGTATCAAATACTGGAACCCCAGTTAACAACCAAATTGCTGTATGGACAAACGCCACCACTATTGAAGGTTCAACAAATTTATATTATGATACTATAAACTTTTTAATGGCTGGAGATTTTGGAGCCACGGCTTCAAGAATAACTAAGGGATGGTTTACAGACATAACTGTTACAAATCCAATTGCAGGTTCAATAACTGGAAATGCAGGAACTGTTACAACAATTGATGGTGTTACAATGACTTTAGGTTCTGACGCTGAAGGAGATGTTTATTATAGAAACGGTAGTGGTATTTTAACACGTCTTGGTATTGGAACAAATGGACAATCTTTGACAGTTAATGCAGGAGCAACTGCTCCTGAATGGACAACACCCGCTGGAGGTGGTGATATGCTTATTGCAACATACGATGCTTCTGGAGTTTCTGAACAATTAGCTGGATTAACTGCTGTTCAAGCTTTAACAAATAAAACAATAACAGATTCTACAAATGTTTTGGGTGGTGTTACAATGACTTTAGGTTCTGACGCTGATGGTGATACTTATTATAGATCTTCAAATGTTCTAACTAGATTGGCTAAAGGAACGGCTGGGCAAGTTTTAACAATGAATGCTGGAGCAACTGCTCCAGAGTGGGCTGCTGGTGGAGGTGGAAGTGGAGATGTTACAAAAGTAGGTACACCTGTTGATAATCAAGTTGGAGTATGGACTGGTAATGGTACAATTGAAGGTACAACAGGATTGACTTATGATGGTTCGAATTTTCAACTAACCGGTGATATTGGAAGTACAGGAACTAGAATAACTAAGGGATGGTTTACAGATTTAACAGTTACTAATGCAATCACTGGTTCAATAACTGGAAATGCAGGCACTGTTACAACTATTACAGGATTGGCACCTGATACACAAAACACATATGCAAGGACACAATATTTAATACCATATGCTTCATCAACAACTGCTTTTGGTGAAATAGCAATAGGAACTGCAGCACAAGTTCTTACTTCTAATGGAGCTGGAGCAGCACCATCATTCCAAGCATCAACAGCAACAGGTGGAGCAACAACAGCTTTAGATAATTTGGCTTCGGTTGCAATTAATACTTCATTAATTTCTGACACAGATGAAACAGATGACCTTGGAACAGATGCTAAGAAGTGGGATAATATTTATGCAAAATCAAGAGTGTTAGATTCAACACCTTCAGCCAATTTAAATTGGAGTGGGGATGTAGCAAGTTTTACAGCAACAAGTTCATTTACAATTGGCCAGGTGGGTTATTTAGATTCAGCAGGTGGAATTACTTTATGTGATGCAGACGCTGTTGCAACAAGTAAAGGAATGTTAGTAATGGCAACAAATTCTATTACTGCAACAAATGCTGGTGTTTTCTTATTGAGAGGATTTTTGAGATATGATACTTGGGCTTGGACAGTTGGAGCAGAATTATTTCTTAGTACAACAGCAGGCGGTACAACAGAAACTGCACCAAGTGCAAGTGCTGATATTGTAAGAATTATTGGTCATGCTGTTTCAGCAGATATAGCTTATTTTAATCCTAGTCAAACATATCAGGAGATAGCTTAATGGGAATTAGAAAAATAAATAATAAATCAATCTATCTAATATCAAAAAATAATGATGATGCAAAATTAGATTTAGATAAAATAAATGATACTTATATCGGCTTTGGTGGTCATGCGACACTTAACACAGGATTAACTGATGGATGGAAACTAAACGATACTACAAGCTGTGTTGGAAGAGCCGATATGCCAAACCCTGGTAGTGGAGTTTCATTCGTATCAGGAGGAGTTATTGGGGATTGTGCCTCTTTTGATGGGGTTAATGATGAATTAAGCCAAAGTGCTAATACATATAGTTGGAAGTTAACAAGTGATGCATACAGTTTTTCTGGATGGATTAAGCTTTTAGCAACAAGTACGGAATATAATTTTTGGATTCCAAATGCAACTGGTGCTTCAAAAATTAGGGTAGGGGTTCTCGCTAGTCGAGAGATTGATTTTCTACTTTTTGATGGAGCGAATAATCTACGAACTACAACATCTTCTGGTGTTTTAACTTCTACTGCTGTCTGGTATCATGTTTGTGTAACTTATAGCGGAAGCGGTGTCTCTTCTGGAATGAAAATTTATTTAAATGGAACATTGCAATCAGTTAATAGGTCTAGTGCTGGTTCTCTTACTGATTTTACTATGACAAGAATTAGAATATCACATTCTACTTTTCTTCCTTTTGGCGGACTTCAGGATGATGTGTATTTTTGGGAGAAAGAATTAACATCGGGAGAAATTACAGATTTATATAATTCAGGGAGTGGTTCAACATATTAAAATGATAGGATTTTTTAGATTAAAAGTTAAAGGAACTGAATTAAGTTCTTTGGAAGAAATAAAAATGTTTTTAGAAAGTAAGTTCAATCCAATTGAATTTTACCAAGACCCAGTATGTGAAATAATCGAAGATGATTTGAACACTGGAGAATTTACATTAGATTGTGATTTGTATTTGATAAAACCAAATAAGGTAAACAAATATAAAGGTTTTGTAAACGGTGCTTGGAATGGATGGGCAAAGACTGGTTTAACTCATGCAATTATGTTAGAGTTTGATAACTGTACACATGATGAGGAAAACCCTCAACCATGTGAGCCTATAACTGTTTTTGAGTGGAGTGCAACATAATGATAATAGATATAGAATGGGAAACTTTTCATTTAAAGTTTTTTAACCAGAATACAATCTTTGTAAAAGAACATGAATCTTTTTTCGAGTTCATTACTTATGAAGGAATTGTTTTGATAAGGTCTGTTTGGAAAAAGTCAGAGAACAGCGAGGAGAATATCTTTTTTATTGAGAAATACATGTCAGACAATAAGTTAATTACTAAGGTTTTAAAATTCGGAGAATACGAAAGAGAAGAGGAAGAATTAGAAGAAGTTGAAGAGGAGGAAAAAGAATTTATTCAAAAAATAGAAAATGACATATGATACAAAAATAGGTAAACAAGAACAAGACCAAAGAACTTATGAGAACACAGCCGAAGCTAGACGAGTTACTATGACTGATTCTATTGGTAATAGTATAGGTGTTGATTCAAGTACAAACACATTACAAAGTATAAATTATGAACATCATGAAATCCATTCTGGAAGTCATTTTTATTTATGTAATTATAAAACTTTAGGCAGTGGAGATATTGAAGACTTTACTTATACAACATCTAACACAGTTGAATGGTTACATTTAACATTTGCATTTCAAGGAACTGGTGCTATATCATTTGAAATTTTTGAAGGAGCAGTAGTTGACGCTGCCGGAATTGTTCTAATACCTAGAAATAATAACCGTAATAGTGCAAATGTCACATCAGGAATTGCAAGAGTTGGGGACACATTTACTTCTGAGGGTACAAGTATTTATGCACAATTTTCAGGAGCAAACAAGGTTGCTGGGTTTGCTGAAAGAGAAAGAGAAATAATTCTAAAACAAAATACTGTATACATTTTCAAATTAACTAACCAAACAAATCTAAACAATACAGTCTCATGGTGTGCAGAATGGTACGAGCATACCGACAAAAATTAGTTTGATGGTTTTAAAAATAATAAAAAATGACAAATAATATGGAAACAGTTCAAGAGATGAAAAATACAATGAATAATCAATCTAGTTATCGGTTTAATACTGATACAATGACCTTCGATACTGTTGAATTAAAAGGAGAAAAACAAGCATATGTTACCGGATATATTTCTGTTCCCGAAGTAGATTTATATAATGATTTAGTAACGATGAATGCTATGAATTCTTTGTTAAAACAAATTGAAGAATCTGTAATCACAATTGATTATGAGCATGAAGCCTGGAGAGATGATAATTCTATTTTACCAGTTGCAAAAATTGTAGAAGCAAAAGTTGATGATAAGGGGCTATGGGTAAAAGCAATCTTAAATAAAAATTCACCAAAATATAAAGCATTATGGGGAAGTATTAAGGATGGATTCATTAACGCTTTTTCAATTGCATTCCAACCATTGTTAACTATAGAGAAAGAAGTTGATGGTGTAACAGTTAGACTTATTGAAGAATTAAGATTATTGAATGTGGCCTTCACAGGTGCTCCAGTAAATAAAGGTGCAACTATGACTGAGTTCGGAATGAAATCAGTGATGTTAAAAGCGATAACAGATTCGGAGGTTAACGAAGAGAGGGTTCTAGTTTCAAAATCATTTTTAGAAAAACTTATGGAGGTAAAAGACATGGAAGAAAAACCAATTGAAGAACCCATTAAGGTAGAAGTTATCGAGGAACCTGTAAAAGAAGAAGTTATCGAGGAACCTGTTATAGACAAAGAAAAAGAGAATAATGAAAAACTTATAACCGAATTAAAAGCATTAGTAAAAGATAAAGATGCAACTATTGAAAAACAAAAAACTGAGTTAAAAGATTTAGAAAAGAAACCAGTTTTCAAGAGTCATATGACAATTAAACCTGAAGTAAAAAATATTGAGAAATCAATAAATATGCTCAGTTTAATTTAACATATAATAAACAAAGGAGGATAAAAAACAGAAAAATGTCAGGAAATTACGGAATTACATTCCTCAACACGCCAAACCATACGATTTATTCAAATCCAATGGGGATTTCAATGAAAGGAGTTGAGTATAGTGGTTCAATTAATTTAGAGTCTTTAAGAAACAAACATAGTGAAATCTCAATGAAAGCACTAAGCACAACTGCTGGTGGAGCTGGAACTGCAGGTTACGCAATGGTACCAATCTTTGTAGACCCTCGAGTGATTGACCAAACTAGAAAATACACACCATTAGTTGAATTAGTGCCAAGGGTAACTAACCAGGGAATGTATGCAGATTATAACGTAATAACAGCAAAGGGAGGAGGAGTTACTGCAATTGAAGACGCAGTTCTAACTGAAACAGATACTACTTATGACAGACAAAGTACACAGATTAAATTCTTGTATTCTACAGGAAGAGTAACCGGACCATCAATCGCAGCAATGCCAGCTTGGTCTCTAGGTGGACTTAATCCGGCAGGTGGAGCAACTGGTGCATTCAACGACCAGAACGCTACTAACGCTAAACAGATGGAAGTACTTGTAAAGACTAGGGAAATTAAAGAGTTAGAAGAAGAACTAATCGTTAACGGTGACGCCTCAACAGACGCTACTCAATATTCAGGTATTGTTAAATTGATGGGTGCAACTAACACAGTTGATAAAAACACATCAGCAATTACTTTAAACGATATTGACTTAGCAATCCGATACGCATTTGACGACGGTGGTAGACCTAACTTAGCAGTTTGTTCTAGTGGAGTTTTCCAAGACTTACTAGGATTATTAACAGCGAAGATTGGTTACTTACAAGCAAGTGAACAAGTGTTCTGGGGATTCTCAACTATTGTGTTAAACACAATGGTAGGAAAAGTTCCAGTAATACCTTCAATGTATTTGTCAAATGTTAGTGGAAGTAAAGCAATTTACTTCTTGGATATGAGTGTTGTGGAAATGAGAGTTCTTCAAGATTTAACATACGAAGATTTAGCTAAAACTAATGATTCAGAGAAATTCATGTTAAAGATTTACGAGGCTTTCTTAATCAAAGCAACAAGCTTTTGCTCAAGTATTACAGAAATTTCAGCTTAAGCTGGAATAAAATTTATTTTTATTTTTATTTTTTAAATTTTTACCTGGTTTCCAGGTAGAAGTCCGTGAGGACATTAAACATCTAACTAAAGTAAGGAGAAAACCAAAAAATGACAAACACAAATGTTACAGCAGGAAGATTAGCGGAACTAGGTGGAGCAACAAACTCTGGTATAAAAATCGGATTTGTAGATAGTGCAGCGAAAGCAGCACAGAACGACACTTGGACAGTTAAGAATGCTAAGGAAGTTTTGTACGCAGCTGTCACTGACGACAGTGCTGGAACTTTAGATGCTTGTACTATAAGTACAAACATAATCACTTTGACGGGTGCAGCAGATGGTGCAGCAAGTGGTTTCATAATCTTTAGATAAGATTATTGAATAATTAAACATTAACAGGAGGTAAAATAATATGGCAGCAATAACAACATCAACAGTTACAGACCAAATACCAGCTTTAGGCAGAAAATGTATAATGGTAGAAACACCAACTACAGCCGATACAGCCGATACAGTTGCAGTTAATATGGCAACATATGGAATGTCTACATTCTTAGGAATTGTAGGATTTTCACATGATACAGAAAATAGCATAGTAACAACTGAGGCACCAACTACAGCGGTAAGTTCAGGAGTTTTAACAATCACTCTAGGTGGTTCAACAAATTCAGACGCTAAAAGGGTCTTTATAATTTGGGGTAAATAATTAAAAATGCATATAATAGCAATTGGAGAAGGGTATCCTGATGCGTTGAAAAGAGTTGAAAACTATTTTCATGGTAAAGAATACGCAAACGGAAAGTGTAAAGTACGGTTTCGTGAAATTAAAATGTATAATATTAATTTCAATGAATGTGGGTATGAAGAAGTTTTGGCCGACCTAAAGGACTTAACTAGATATAACGAAGATAAAAATTCGAACTATCAAAAGAATACCACACAGGAATTACATGCGAAACTAAGTAAATACATTAAATACTTCAGGAAGTTTTTCAAATTCCTAAAACCAATCGAGGATGATTTAGATAAAACAAAATCATCGGATTTACGGAGGACTGAAAGCATCAAAGGTAACCATCTAAATTGTGTACTACACCCATTGGGTAAAGTAAACGATTGGAGAAAAGGAGACGGGAGCGAAGCAGTATGATTGAAAAACACTTAAGTATCCAAGACACAATTGCTATTGTATTCTTTTTAGGAGCACTTATCAAAGCTATTCAATTTTTTTATTTTGATAAGAAAAATAAAGGGTTAACAAAACAGACAAGGAGGAAGAAATAAATGGCATTAACAACAAATACAGGTATAACAAATAACGAATACATGAAAGATAGAACACCAGAGGTTGAAGTAAGAATTGATTCCGAGGGTAAAGGTTATCTTTTTAGAAAGGATAAAATAATAAAGGAAGAAATCATAGAAGAAGTAGAGAAAAAACCTAAACTTAAATCAAAATCATTACGAGGTTATAAAAAATAAAATGACATATTGTACATCAAAAGAGGTAAAACAAGCAGTTAGCTATCCATTAGACGGAGCTCCATTACAAGATGCAGTAATAAATGATTTTATTTTAGACGCTGAGGAAGAGATTGAAGATATTTATAAAACTAAATTTGGAAACATTGAACAATATGGAACTGCCGACGGTGATTTTGCTACAACTACATTTTCTGATAGTAATAAAGCATGGGATTCTAATGTTTATATTGGATATGTGGCATGGATTTACGGAGGAACAGGTTCTGGACAGTATAGAGAAATAACAGCAAATGATACTACAAAGATTACAGTGTCACCAGCATTTGATACTACACCGGATGCAACATCAACGTATAGAATAGTTAAATTAGGATACATCGATGAAACAGTTGATGGGACTGGAACACAGGAAATGTTTGTAGAAAATCAACCTTTAGTTAATTTAAATGTGCTTACAATCGATTCAGTAGATATTACAACAACATCAGTTTATCAATATAAATATTCAGGTAGATTATTATTAAACTCATCAGCCGAGGCTGGTTGGTTTGCAAGCAATAATCCACAATTAATTAATTTGAAATATGTTTATGGTGTTTATCCAATACCAAGAATCATAAAAAGATTATGTATTGTATTGGCAGGGATAAGAACTTTAACAGCACAAATTGCTGGAACATATGATGATTTCACAACAGTGACTTTACCAGGAGGATTTAGTGGAAGTAAGGGAGAGCCTTATACAAATATTAGAGAATCACTAAACAAATTACAAGGTGAAGCACGAGGAATAGTTTATGGAACACAAGGTGAAGGGCAAATTGGAGGAGATTTCCGAACAGGAGCTTCATACAGATCCTACACACTTTTTGCATAAAAGGGAGGAAAATAAACATGACAGAAGAAACAAAAATCATAGAGGAAGTAGTTGTAGAAGAACCTGTAAAGGAAGAACCAATTATAGAACCAGTTAAGGAAGAACCTGTAAAAACTGAGGAAGTAGTTGTAGAAGAACCGATTGTGGAGGAACCTGTAAAGGAAGAACCTAAGGTAGACCCAATTGCAGAAGCAGCTAAACAAATTGTTGATAAAATCAATGAACCTAAAGTTGAGGCAGTTCCTGAGAAACAAGCTTCCCCATTTGATTCAATTAAAATACATACACATTAAACATGGTACAAAACATATTAACGGTAAAAGATTTTGATAGAATGTTATCAGACTATGCTGGAAGACAGCTTACACACACTCCTATAGTTAAAACTGTATCAAATGTTTCAGGTCAAGAAACATTAACGGATGGAACAGCAGTTACCATTAAAGCTTATTTTATGAGGACTAACCAGCGATGGGATTTTGAAAAAGCAGGATTCTTTGAAAAGGGTGATGCTGTAGTTCTCGCAAAGTATGCATCAGGTGTTGTAAAAAATGACAAAATTACCGTGGAGGGAAACGATTTCAGAGTTAAAGAAGCATTTAATGTTCCTGGAGTCTATGATTCTACAGGCTCCGGAACATCATTTGTTTACACAGCTTGTAATCTTTTCTTAATAGAATGAGTGTAACTGAAGAACAACTTAACAAACTTTTCTGGGGAATTGCAATTGATTTACAAGAAGCTATTAAAGAAAAGCTTTTAACAATGGGAATTAAATTCACTGGAGAAGGAGCAAGCAGTGTCAAGGTTATTGTCGAAAAAAATAAACTTGTTATAACAATGGTTGATTATTTAGAATACATCGAGTATGGAATACCAAACCCTACAACCGGTGAAGAGTTGTTTGAATGGGTTGAACAAAAATTGATGGATAATTATACTGGAAAAAATAAAGAGGGAGCTGTTAAGTCAGTTGCCAACACTATAGCAAAACGAATTTCTTTATATGGTCCACGACCTCAGCCGTTCTTACGGCCTACACTGCATACAGAGTTACCAAAAATAATCAAAAGTAATATTGATAGGTTGGATTGATGGTTTTAAAAAGAATTATTTTTTTATTATTATAATGTCTGTATAAACTCAAGAGAGTGAGGACGATTAACTAAAATGGCAAAGACTTCAATATATGAAATAAAACAAGAATTATTAATATTTCTTAGAAACTCTGATATAATATCTATAACAGATAGAGGGGTTACAACTACTAATCAAACTGGAAGTTTTTCAAACGTATCATCTGTGACTGTGGGAACTACTCCTACATTAATAAAAAATGTAAGATTGATAACTGTATCATCTGTTGCATTAGTATTCGGAGATGATTATACTGTGAATTATACAACAGGTGAAATAACATTTACTTCTGCCCAAACTGGAGCATATTTAATTAGATATGATGCTGGTAGTACTGATAGAGTATTCCCGGATTATCCTCAGGCAAATAAAAAGATAAGTGACTTTCCTAGAATAGGATTTGATATAATTTCTGGAGCAACTTCTGAATTTGGAATTGGAGCATTGGTTAGTCAGTCTGAATATATTATTTCTATAACCTTTTATGATAGAAATCAGGATACTGTTGAAAAAGCTATTGCAACAATTAGAACAAAGTTATTAGATAACAAAAAAGATTTTTTCTATATGCCTTTCTTGACAGTTACAAATATGGGACCGTTATTAATTACACCGTTCGGACAAAATAAAGTTATGCAAAGAAACCAAGACATCATGGTTAAATTTGTATTCGAGGATTCAGATTAAAATGAAAAGAAAAATTCCAAATTATGAAGATAAAGTTTTAGACAAGGATAAAATGATTAGACTAAAAAGATTAGAGTGGCAAAGAGCCAAAGGAATAATTAAAAAAACACAAGGAGGTAAAAAACAAAATGGCGAATAATTATATTTCGGGAGCAGACACTGTAGGTTTATATGCTTATGAAAATCCAACAGCTTGGGATAATGCAGCAGCATCACATCAAGCGTCAGATGAAACTTATGTTCCGTTTGGACAAGGAGTTGATATATCTATAAGTAGAAATAATAATGCAGAAAGAATTGTTGGGGTTGGAGCAAGAAATGCAACAGCGACAGTGAATAAACAATATTCAGGAACGGCAACAATTAATGGAGCATTAACAAACGCTTGGTGGTTACTAGGAGTTTTAGGAGCAAACACCAATGGAGGTTCAGTTGGAGCTTATACTCATACTTACACAGAAGCTAATAGATTACCAAGTTTCACATTGAAATCGGCTTTTGAATTGGGGACTACTGATGCACAAAGTATTATGGTAGGATGTAGAATTGACACATTTACTATGACTGCAGCAGTTAACGAAGCTTTAAGATTTAGTATTGAAGCACCATACAGATATGAAACATTAGGAACTACAGCAAGTACAAACATTGTAGATACAGAACCAGTTTTCACATTTGCACATGGTTCAATCGAATTACCAGATGGTACTCTTATAGCAGCAGTACAAACTGTTGAGTTAACAATCAATAATAATTTAGAAACAGTTTACGGTGTTGGGAGTAGGTTCTTAACAGACAATGTGGCTAAAAATAGAGAATACAATTTCAATATTACAGCAGCATTTAAAGACCACACAACATTATTGACTAGATTTTTGAATGGTACTAATTCAGCTACTGCACCTACAACAGGTTCAGGGACTGAGATTGCAACAATGGAGTTAACATTTACTAACGACGACGGTGATATATTAGATTTCAATTTAACAGGAGTTCATTTGAATGAGGAAACGTTACCTCAAAATGTGAACGAAGTTATAAAAGAAAATGTTACTGGTTGGGCGAGAGCTTGTACAAATGTTATTTATACAAATGATATTGAACTAGCACCAGCAGAAGCTAGTAATTAAGTTTATAAAACAAAATCCTAAATTTTATTTTTTTTAATTTTTTAGGTACAATTAAACAGGAGGAAAACAGAAACATGGATAAAATACCAGAGATGAAAATTGAAGGTGGGAAAGTTGTAGAGGAAACTATGTCTCTTGACATAGTGGTTAATGACGAAACTCAACAGGTTGTTTTAAGAAAACTAAGTTCTGGAGTACGAGGGAAGATAAGGTCTCTTTGTACAAAGACAAGATACTTAGCAGGACAACCTAGTGTTGACATTAACGACGCTGAATTTGAGATACAACTTTTACATGCAGCAATAGTATCAGCACCATTTCCACATGACTTGGAAGGAATTAGAAACTTACCTAGTGAAGTAGCTGATTATCTAATGAGTTCTTGGGCAGATTTTTCAATGCCTTCAGAAACAAAAAAAGATTAGTTGTGCAAGCTTTTAAAGGACAGACCGACAATGAATGGGCTAATAATGAAGCCATGTACGGTTGGTTTGCATATGCTTTTCATTGGACACCAGAACAAGTTGATAATATTCCAAACGATAGATTATCATATTTAATGACTGTTTTCAAAGAAATAAAAATGAAGGAGAATCAAAAATAAAATGTCAGAGTTTAAAATTGAAGTACCAATAGATGTAAAGAGTTCAACTAGTGGAGACTCTGGAGGAGGAGGTGGAGGCGGTGTTGGTTTTAAAAAATTAACAGGAGCTGTATTAGCAGGTAATATTTTAACGAAAATAATTGCATCTGCCTTAGAAGGATTAATGAAGGTCATTGCTCCGTTAACAAAAATGTTAAGTCTATTATTCTTTATAGTTTTCTTACCTCTAATGCCAATAGTTATAGCACTTACAAAAGCTTTAGCTGGAATAATTACAGGAATTATGAAATTATTTAAGGGTGAAATAAACATATTTGAATTTATAAAATCATTTTTATTTCCAGCTCTACTAACAGTTGCTAATGGCATAATTGAATATTTTAAAAATTGGGGTAAAATATTATGGGATGGTATTATCAAACCAATCTTTGAATTTGGTATGAAAATAGGACAATGGTTATATGATGCAATATTAAAACCGATATTTGATTTTGGAGCAGCTGTTGGAGGTTGGTTATACTCAGCAATAATTCAGCCAATAATAAATGGATTATTATTCTTTGTAGATTTGGGTGTTAAGATTTGGGAAGCAATAAAATCTGGATTATCATTTATAGGAAATTTGGGAAGAATGATTTGGGATTGGATAAAAAACGCTCTTAAATCAATTGGAAGTTTTGTAGGAGGATTATTTGGAGGAAAAAGAGCAGCAGGAGGGCCTGTGAGCTCTGGTTCAAGTTATTTAGTGGGAGAAAATGGTCCAGAAATGTTCACTCCCTCAGGCTCTGGAAGTATAACACCTAATGGAGCGGGTGGAGCTATAAATATTAATGTAACTGGAAATAATTTTCAAAGTGAACAAGATATGAGAAGGTTGGTTGATATGATTTCACGAAGATTACAACAATTAGGAAATAGGGGGTTTAGTCCACAATGATTGAAGAAAAACAGTTTCAGGAATTAAAAGAGATTAAACAATTCATAGTGGTTTCAACACAAATAAATAAATCTCTATTAATAGAGATTCAGGCAATAAGGAGGTT